CGACTGAACGGGAATGTCTGGGATACTCAGAGTATCCTGAACATCCAAGCGGGGCAAGGGCTCTCCTTTGCCCAGACCGAGACGCACAACGTCAGCACCCTGACGCTGTCGACCACCGGGGCCAACGGGTCCATCGGCTACTGGGGCGCGTTCTGGGACATGACCGACCAGACGGTCACCAGCACGACCGAGGCTTACGTCGTCAACTTCGGCAACGCCAACGCCGACAACAACGGGGTGAGCGTGGTCTCGGGCAACCAGATCACCGTCGCCAACGCCGGAGTCTACAACATTGCGGTGTCGGTGCAGGTCATCTCGGCCAACGTGCAGATCCACGATGCGTGGTTCTGGTTCCGCAAGAACGGCACCGATATCTCGTCCAGCTGCTCGCAGATCTCGGTGCCGCAGAGCCACGGCGGCATTGCGGGTGCCCTGATCTTTTACGTGAACATCTTCGAGAAGATGGCCGCGGGCGACTACACCCAACTGGTGTGGAGCGCGAGTAATACCGACGTATCGCTGCAGCACGTCAACGCCGCCACATCGCCCACCCGCCCGGACATTCCCAGCGTGATTATGACCGTTAACCAAGTCTGACCCATGAAATCCAAGTCCAAGTCCCGCGTGAATGCTGCGGGCAACTATACGAAACCGTCGATGCGCAAGCGCATCTTCGAGAAGGTCAAGGCCGGAAGTAAAGGTGGTCGTCCCGGTCAGTGGTCCGCCCGCAAGGCGCAGATGGTCGCCCGTGAGTACAAGGCCAAGGGCGGAGGGTACACGTCATGAAGAAGCCCCAACAGTCCCTGCGCGACTGGACCGACCAGAAGTGGCGCACGTCCAGCGGCAAGCCCAGCCTTGAGACGGGTGAGCGGTATCTGCCCGACAAGGCGTGGGCCAACCTGACTGCGGCGGAGAAGGCCGCGACCAACGCGGCCAAGCGGAAGGGCATGCGCGCCGGCAAGCAGTTCGTGCGCCAGCCCAAGGAGATTGCCAAGAAGACGGCGCGGTATCGTTGATGAATTGCGTAATCGGCTCCCTGCCCCACCACCAGTATGTATGGGTGGACACCGCCGTGACGCACCGGGAACCGCAGGGGTTCGCCCCGGCGGTGTGGTTCGGCCTTGTGTCCGTCCCCGGTCGGATGTGGGGCTGCAACGTGATGTTCGAGAACGGAGCCATTTACCGGAACATCCCCTTGCACGCCCTTGCCTCGTCGGCGGAGCCCGCCTGCCGTGACTGGTCCGCCCAGCAGGCGCAGCAGTGGGATTGCTACGGCCACCACTGGTCCGCCGTGCGCTACGAGTACCTGCGAAGTTTGCGCTGCAAAGTGCGGGCCAAAGACCAAGACGCCTATGGGGAGTACCTGTTCACCGCGTCGCCGATTGGCGATGCGTTCACGGAATCCCCGGAGCAGGCCAAGGAATTTGTATTCGCCCGCTTAGAGAATGGGCGGTTCAGCGTGCAACCGACGGACCGCATTCTTTTCGAGGAGAGGTCGTTCACGCGCCACGACTGGCGGTGGCCGACCGGGTTCAAACGCCAGACCGAGGTTTACTCGGCGGAGTAATCTTTATGCTACCAGCTTATGCTTGCGTTCCTTCCGGCACCGGCCGTTGACCGCTGCGCATCCACTCTAGGCAGAGCAGGTACCCGTGCGCATCTACCAAGTTATCGTCCTTGGGCTTATGCGCTTCACGTCTTAACTTGAGGCCAACCATCATCAGTGCCACCTCGTCGGGCGTAATGTTGGTGCGCAACTTGGCGGACAAAATGCCTGACCAGATTAGGGCGATCCCGCTAAAGTCGGACTCCGGAGTACCGTACGAGTCGTTTCGATCACCAAGAATTAGGGCGGCAGCTTTATCTGCATTGTTCATGGCGTTAGTTTGACAGAGATCCCACGCTTCTCCGCGATCAGCTTCCGCTCTTCGCGGGTGAGCCCTACACGGATCATGCCCAGTCGGTCGGTCTGGTTTCGGACCACGCTGGGCTGCACCTGCAACGCCGAGCAGATCTCCTTAACCGACCGCATCTCCAGCAACATCTGGCAGATCTTCTCGCCTTGGGGGTGACGTGGCTGGCTCACGACTTGCGGCCTATGACTCGCGCTCCTGCAATGTTTCACGGGCAATCTCCCGCACGGCATCCATCCTATCCCGCGGAGTTATGACGAAGTCGCAATCTTGTAGACGTTTAAGGGCGGAACGTAACTTGAGGTTCTCCCGCTGCAGTTCGGCAATGGCGGTCCGCAAAGCGGCTTCACGCGAGGCGCCCGCACCATTGACGCGAGCCTGCTTTATCAGTTCGTCCTGCAGGCGAGAGATGGTGTTGGCAGCGATGTCGGCGCTCACGCGTCCACCCCTTTCCGCGTTTCCTTGAGCTTTCGCTTGTAGTAACTGACCTGTACTTGCAGCTGGTTGATGCGGCGGTTTTTAAGCGTGAGCCGTTCGGACAGCCCATCTTGGTCGGTATCAATCGGAACCAGTTGATAGCCGAAATATCGGAACAGCGTGTTGATTATGGTCATGGTAAAATTAGGATGGGCCTCCCTTGCGCCACGGCTCGTCCAGCATCTCCTTGAGAGCGTTAGTCGCAATTGGATAGGTGACTGAACCCTCGTGCGACATCAGGATTTTGGTGTCGACGTGCAGGTCGAAGCCGGACTTCCGGGCTAGCAGGCAGAACTGGTAGTCCTCAGAGATGTACATGTTTGGCTCGTCCAGCCGTTCGGTCAGGATCTCGTTGATCCGCTCGTACGCGATGCCCGGCAGATCCTTGTACTGCTCCATCGCCGCACGGATCCGCTCGATCCGACCGGCCGGCGTGTTCTTGCCGTACACCCCCATGGGGAAGAAGTCGGTCATGTGCCTCGGGTTGCGGTTCGGGTCGATGATGGTGACCCGGCTGTCCGGATTATCCTCGGCGATCTTCCGGAAGACGTGGGTCTTGATCTTGGAGAAACCGATGGAGCAACGCTCCGCCTTCATCAGTCCCTGCTCGTCGCTCACCGCGCCCGGCATCAGGTTCAGGTGCCAGTGCGTCTTGAGCGTGCGGGTCGAGTAGATGAAGGACACGATGTCTTTGTCGTATGCCGCCAGCCGCTGCAGCGCGGGGATAGTCCGGTCGTCGCCGTCCACCTCCAGCTTGAGATCCTTGTCCCAGAAGATCAGCTCGTCGAAGTTCTGGTTCAACGCATACTCAACGATCTCATTGCGCGCTTGCATGATTGCCGGCCCGTCGAGCAGCACAAATTCAAAGTGTACGTCTGCAGTATTCAAGCGCGAGACCATGATGGCCGAGCGCAAGTAAGATTTGGGCACCTCACCCTTTAATGGGGTACCAATAAGGATTCGTTTAGGCATGATTCATTGTAAGGAGGAACAGCGGAGTCTTGGGTCCAACATACGTTCCGGCTACGTCGAACCAAAAAAACTCCTCGGCATCCTCCGGGTCCATCTTCTCGGACAGGATCCGGATGCAATCGTCGACGGAGTACACCGCACGGGGCGTGTCCCCGGTTATGTCCACCCCAAGAAATGCGTCTTCCAGACCGTCGGCTAAGAAGACCGTGAGTTCACGCTCTTCCAACCAGTCTTGGATATCCTTCCGGGTCAATCGGCACCTCACCACTTCACCTTGTTGGACCAGTACGCGGCCGACATCTTGCCCTTGGCGATGTTCTTTGCGTGCCGCGCCTTGAAGGACTCACGCCGTTTGCGGTAAGATTCGCCTTCGCCCGCCTTCTTGGGCGACCCCGACACGCCCTGCTGGCCGAAACGGATGGTCTTCACCTGCGAACCCTCCTTGGCCACGACGATGTGGGACTTTTTCGGGTGTCCCGGCGTGCGCTTCGGGCGGTTGTAGCCCTCCACGCCCGCGTTTTTCAGGATGTAGTCACGTACTCCCTTGTCCATGGTCACTTCCTCCCTTTCTTCTTTTTGACCTTCTCGGGCAGCGCCTTGAACGACTTGCCCTGCTTCTTCATTTCCTCGGCAAAACGTTTCGCGACGGCCGGTTCCTTGGCGTACAGGTAACGGAGCTGATCCTTTGATGCGAACGGCATGATGTTATTCGGGTTTCTGGTTTACCACCACGCTGAACAGGTAGTACTCGATGATGTTGTTCACCTCCGAGGTCACGGAACGGCGGCTCTTCCGGGCGAGTTTCTTCAACCCCGCCTCCAGCTTCGGGTCAATCCGGATTTGCAGTGGCAGCTTGCGCACCATGTCTTGACAGTGGGGATTGATTCCCCACCGTCAACACCGAAATGAAGGATCCGCGGAACTTTGCCGACTCGTACCAGCCTGACTTCGGCATTGACTGGGTTCCGCCCATCCCGCCCGGCGACCTGAAGCGGATGAATCACGACCAGCTGGTCAAGTACGCCACCGCCCGCAAGTATGCGGAGCTGCGGGCGGACGAGAACCCGGTCGGCTCAGGCTGGGTGCTGCCCTCTTGGCGCATGGTGATGGATGCGTGGAAGAAGTACCCGATCATCGTCATCCTCGGCGGCCAGCGAAGCGGCAAATCCACGCTCGCCAGCCGCCTGTGCGTCTGGGCCGCGGGCACGATCCCCTCGGCGGAGGTGCGCGCCTACCACGTCAACGAGGCGCGTTCCATCGAGGACCAGCAGCGGTTCATCTGGGACTCGCTGCCCATCGGCATCCGCACGATGCCGACCAAGAAGGGCATCTTTCACTCGGTGCAGTACAGCCAGAAGAACGGATTTACCGACAACGTGTGCATCCTGCCGCCGTTGCCCGGCGCCAAGCGGGGTGGCACCATCCTGTTCGGCAACTACCGCCAGTACCAGCAGGACGCGCAGGTGACGGAAGGATTCAAGTCCCACCTGATCTGGGCCGATGAGGAAGTTCCGCCCAAGATGTTCGAGACGTTGGTTTACCGCACCACCGACTTCCGCGGCCGGCTGCTCCTCACGTTCACCACGCTGCAGGGCTGGACCCCGTTGATTCAGGACATCCTTGGCAAGACGCGCACGATCCACAAGCGGCGGTCGCCCCTGCTCAACGTGGACCTGCCGATCATGCAGGAGTCGCTCTCCCGCAAGGGCGCGGCGATCTTTTACTTCTGGACGATGGACAATCAGTTCATCGACACCAAGGACTTCGTCTCCAAGATCCGCGGGCGCTCGCGGGAGGAAGTCCTCGCTCGTGCGCATGGCATCCCGACCAAGTCGATCAGCGGTGCTTTCCCCGGATTCAACAAGGAAGTCAACGTCGTGCCGCACGACATGCTGCCGTTCGTCAAGGATCCGGAGTATCCGGTGACTCGATACATGGCCATTGACCCGGCAGGCTCGAAAAATTGGTTCATGCTCTGGGTTGCGGTGGACGCCGACAATACGTGGTGGGTATACCGTGAGTGGCCCGATTACGACGACTGGGCCGTGGCTGGCAGCGGACCGGAGGGCAAGGCCGGTCCGGCGCAGAAGGGATCCAAGAAGGGCATCCGCGATTACGTTGAGCTGATCCGCGCGGCCGAAGGTGATGAGACCATCTTTGAACGGTTCATTGATCCACGGTTAGGTGCGGCCGAGAAGCAGGCGGCCGAGGGTGCCGTAACCATCATCAGTCAACTGGACGATGAAGACATGACGGTTGTACCTGCACCGGGCGTAGACATCGACAACGGCCTGCAGTTGATATCCGACAAGCTGGCCTACGACGAGACCAAGGAGGTCAGCAGTGTGAATGCGCCACACTTGTTTGTCAGCGAGCGGTGCGCTAATTTCATTTACGCGATGCAGGAGTACACTGCCAAGGGCGGTAAGGACGAGGCAACCAAGGATCCAATTGACGCGCTCCGCTACATTGCTGTATCAAACCCACAATTCTATGAGGAGTCGGACATCGCCGATTCTACCAACCGCACTGGAGTCTACTGATGAAGAACGCCAAGGAAAAGAAACCTAAGAACATTTCCCGCCATTCGTGGCAGAAGTCTATTCGCCTTGCGGCCAAACGCCATCGGCTGCCCCCCAAACGCAACTTTGACGTTGCCCCTTGACAATAGGCCAGTCCACAGGACAGCCTGTCGCCAGTGAGTTCGTTCACGGGCACAAATATTGACGAGGTCGGTCAGGATCCTAGCCTCCAGCAAGCCCCGAAAGGCGAGTCGGGTCCGGATTTTGGCGCGCTTAAAAAGTCCTTCGAGGACTGCGTGTCCAACCTGCAACCATATATTGATCAGTGCCGAGAAAACTACGATACTCGGTTTGCTCTTTGGGATGGCCAGTCGGCGGACGGCCGTAAACACTCTCGGGAAGGATCCAAAATTGATCCCACCCCTTGGGACGGGGCATCTGATCTGCGGGTCTTCCTGACGGATGAGGCGATTAACGCCAAGGTCGCGATGCTTTGCATGGCTTTCCGCAAGGCAAACCTCATTGCCGTGCCAGTTGAGGGTAATGACTTAAAGCGAGCCAAGGTTGTCGCTGGTTTTATGCGCTGGCTAGTCCAGACGCAAATTCCTGAAATTGACCGGGAGGTCGAACTTCTTTGTAACTACTTGTACGAGAAGGGAGTTGCAGTTACTGGCCAGTTTTGGGAGTCCACTCAACAGAAGACCTTGATCACCTTGACTGCGGCAGATCTGCAGCGTCAATACCCACAAGGTGATGTGCAGGTTTTGTTGACTGACCCGTCAATGTCGGAAACGTTGTCTGCTATCTTCGAGGAAACTTACGGCTGCAGTAAGAAGAAGGCCGCTCGGATGATTCGGGAGCTGCAGGCCGATGGTCGCACTACGGTTCCAGTGGTGGGTAAAGAGAAATCCCGACCGGTCGTGCGGGCATTTAATCTCGACGAGAACCTGTTTATTCCGCAGCACTCGACCGACCTCGAGACGGCCTCAGCCATTTACCGTGTCCAGTATTTTTCGCCAGAGCAGTTGCGCTCGTTCGTCAACAGCGATGGCTGGGACGAAGCTTGGGTTGAGGAAGCTATTTCCACTTGTCGGGGAAAGCTGATCACCTCTACACCTGACGAATTTGTCCGCGTTCACTCTCGCTCTTTCAATTACATTGAGGAGCACATGACTGATTTGATTGGCGTCGTATATGCCTATCAGCGGTTAAGCGACGAGGATGGAGTTCCCGGCATCTATCTTACCATTTTTAACCCACTCATGGGGCCGGATGGCGGGATGCACGAAGGGTATGCCAAGTACGGGTTGCTCGGTTACGCCCATGGCCAATATCCGTTTGTTCTCCATCGGCGTGAGTATCTGTCCCGACGGTTGCACGACAGTCGAGGCATTCCGGAAACCGGCAAGCCGTTGCAGGATCAGATCAAGGTCCACAAGGACAGCCGCATCGATGCGGCGTCGCTGGCGATCCTGCCGCCCATGGGCTACCCGGTGGGCCGCCCGCCTGCGCGTTGGGGCGCAGGTGCGCGCATCCCCGAGCGCCGACCCAACGAGTACCATTTCCTCGACCGTCCGCAACAGGACGGCAATACCGAGAACAGTGAGCAGATGTTGCGGGCAGACTTCAATCAGTATCACGGGTTTACTGCCCCCGGCGCCGATGCTCAGTTTACGTTAATGAAGAACCAGTTTGAGACGGACAAGTTTATGTCCAACTGGTCGAAAGCGTTTCGTCAGATTTGGTCACTATACCAGCAATTTGGTTCTGAGCAGGTATACTTCCGAGTAGTTGGGTTACGGCAACAAGAGCCGGTCCCCTTTATTAAGGGGGGTCCGGACGAGGAGTACGACTTTGTGCTCAACTTCCAGATCGAGTCCATGGACTCGGAGAAGACTTTTGCCAAGCTAGAGCAAGTCGCCAAAATTGTGGCTACTGCCGATCGAGAAGGTACGGTTGACTATTCCGAATGGTTGCAAGCGATGATTGAGGCAGTGGATCCCACCATTGCCGAACGCATCATTACCCCCAAGGAGATGGGGCAGCAGAAGGTTACGGCTGAACTTCAAGATAAGCTGGCCAAGGTATATGCCGGTCAGGATCAAGACATTGCGCCCGGCACGCCGCCCGAACTCGGTCTGCAAGTTATCCAAGGCTACGTGCAAAACGACCCGGTCGTCCAGCAGCGTATGCAGAACCCGCAGGATCCTTTTGCCAAGCGCATCGAGAAGCTTACCAAACAGCTTCAGTTCCAGATCACGCAGCGTGAGAACGCGCAGATCGGACGGATGGGCGCCTGATTTATGCATCCTATCGAGAAGGAAAAACAGCGTCTACGCGCTGTTGCTGGCGCAATGGCGCAGTTAATTCCAAACCCGAACTTTCAGGAGTTCATCAGCGTACTGCGCGAGCAGCGAGAAGCTGTCGTGCGTGATCTTTCTACTGAGGGCACACTGGTTAATGAGCGCGTGCTATTGGCTACTCTAGGGGAGTTACGCGCTATGGAAAATATCATCGCGGTATATGATGATTATAAACGGCGTGAGGCTATTTGATGTTGACAGGGGCAATCTATAAATTGACCGTCTGTTTACCAGACACCCTGTTTGGATTTGGCGGCTTCACCGGCCACAATTGGTGATGAGTTAGGGAAGGCGGCTTCACCGGCCATGATTGGTGATGAGTTATGGATCAAGTAGCAGAGGCGGCTTCACCGGCCACAATTGGTGATGGGGTTAGCGAATCGGGTAATCTCTCGCTGGGTCAGGCTGCGGCGATTCTTTTTGCGAATGAGCAAAAAGCATCCGCTAAAGCCTCCGAACCGACTCAAGCCAAGCCTGCGGAAGAGGTTACCCCAAGTCAGGAGACAGCCGCAGGAACAGCAGAGCAGAACGCAGCCACTCCGTCTGAATCGGAATCCCCCGCACCAGAAACCGAAGCCCCTAAAGCTGAGGAAGTTGATGCGGAGGAAGCCAATAAGAAGGAGGTTCTTTCAAAGGCAGAACAGGAGAAAGAGGCAAGGATTCGGGAGAAGGTCCAGAAGAGGGTGAACGAGGAAGTTGCTAAGCGAAAGGAAATGGAAGACCGGATCGCTAATTTGGAAGCCGCGCTCAAACAAGCGCAGCAACCCAAGGCGGCGGACGAGAAGCCAGTTCCGATGGGCAAAGGCCCGCTCGCTGATATCAACGACTTCGATTCTTTGGCTACGCGCTTGCGGCAGGCCAAGGAAGCCAAGAGATGGGCTCAAGCTCATCTCAACCGAGGCGATATTGGAGAGGGAGTTCAGCTCGGGGATAAGATCCTCGATCGGGATAACCTTATCAACATTGTCCGGGAGGCTGATATCACCATTGAGGATCAAGTCCCTGAGCGCGAAAAGTTCCTGTTGAGCCGGGCAGAAGCGATCAAGCAGGCCCACGGCCTGTTCCCGTTTCTGAACGATCCGAAGTCCGAGGACTTCAAGATTGCTCAGCAGGCGTATCAAGCCAACCCATGGCTCCACGACTTGCCCAATGCTGACTTCATTGTCGGTGTCCAAGTCGAAGGACTCAAGGCACTGAAGATGAAGCAGGAGATCAGGGAAAAAATGCGCGCTGAGGCAGCCTCCAAGAATACCAATCCCAGCCCCGCTGCATCCGCAGCAAAGCCCGGATTGGCCGCCAAACCTCTCCCCGCCACCAAACCGGCGGGCGATCAGACTGCGGTGTCTTCCAACACCTCGGCTGCTCGAGTCCCCACCCAGTCAGTCGCCAAGCGCGCCTTGGAGTCTGACCGGCAGAAACTGTCCACGAAAGGAGCGGTTACGGCTAGCGAGGCAGCAGCTCTGCTACAACGTAGTGATCAACTCAGAAACACCCGATAGTCATGGCTCAAGCAACTTCTTACAACGTACAAGGTAACCGGGAAGACCTTACTAACTTCCTGACCATCCTCGAACCCGAGGATTGCCCGAAACTGTCCACCTTCGCCAAGACGACGAAGGCGACCAATACCTTCCAGACTTGGCAGGCTGATAGCCTCGCCCCGGTCGATTTCTCCGGCGTGCTGGAAGGTCAGGACGTTACGGCCTTCAACAACGAGGCGGCCAATCGCGCCCGCTTCGGCAACTACGTCCAGCAGTTCCGCCGCCCGTGGATGGTCTCCCGTCTGCAGGAGGCGTCGGATCCTGCTGGTGTTTCCAGCGAGGTCGCGAACTCGAAGGTTAAGGCGATGCGCGAGATCAAGCGCAGCGTCGAGGCCGCTCTCGGTTCCGACAACGACATGCAGGCTGACAACGGCGTTGTGCCGTGGAAGACCCGCGGTCTGGGCAATTGGATCCGCGCTACCGCGCAGACCACCAACCCGGTTCCTGCGGCGTTCCTCACGCCGGCGGCCAGCATCGACACCACGGCGACGGGCTCCCTCACGGAGAACCTGTTCAACGACGTGTTCCAGTCGATCTTTCAGGTCAACGGCGGTCGGCGTAACTATACGCTGTTCGCTGGCCCGAACCTGAAGCGCGCCATCAGCAAGTTCCAGCGGCAGGAAGGTACGACCACGGCCAAGAGCTACATGGTCACGCAGGACGCCAACGAGAACAAGGTGACCCTCAACGTCACCGTGTACGATGGCGACTTCCACACCGTCACCGTCATCCCGGACATGTTCAACGGGCTGGCCGACGGCGCGGATCCCTCGGTCACGACCAACCAGCAGAAGGCTCGTGGTTATGTGATTGACCCGGCGCTTGTCGGCATCAGCACCTTCTTGGGTATGCAGGCTGAGGAGCTTGAGGATCAGGGCGGCGGTCGTCGAGGCTTCGTCTCGACCACCCTGCTTCTGGTCTGCAAGAACCCGAAGGGGCTTGGCAAGTTCGCTGGCACGTCCTAACCCTAAACCAAGGAGACTATCAACATGGCTGATTTCCCTGTTACCCTTAGCGACGACCGGATTTCGCCTCTCTCCGTTCAGGAGAAGGCCAATATCGGTTTTTCCCATAAGTTCAGCATTCCGTACACTGACCTCACC